ACGTACTGATTGGTCTAACTATGATAATGGATTAGTTGATAATGATCAACTTACAGGTGGAGCTGATCTCTTTTCGTCTCATGCAATAGGAGTACTCAGTGCTTGCGCTGGCACATTCTGTGGATGGTCTAATGCTTCGAGTCTTCGTGTAATTTATCTTGAATCAGTAGCTGACACATATAACGCTGTTATAGAATTTCATAAAACAAAACCAGTCAATCCAGTAACAGGTGTTCGTAACGCAACTATAGTTACTGGTGCATGGGGTTATACAACAACAGAACTTACTGATGCAATTCCTATTGATGACATTGAATCTATAACAATATATGACGCAGATGATAATCCTACTACAATTAATCAAGGCGACAATCCGTATCCACAAACATTTAACATTACACTCGATGCTTCAGGTTCTTCCGAGTATAACGTCACTGGTGAAGATCGAGCTTATAAAGGTGCTGCAGCAAACATCCCAGTAGCGAATAGATCGTTAACGGTCAAGCCCGGCGACACAATTAACATTACGAATAATGCTCACGGAAGCCATCCAGTAGAAATACGAAGAAGTGGTATAGCGGTTTCTGGTGTAACTGGTGCAGGAACGGCGAACCTTTCATGGGTTGCTACCTCAGGTTCAGGAACATCTTACGTATGCACAATACATGCAGCTATGACGGGCGGTATCGTAGTATCTCCTATGTCAACGACAGATTGGTTTAGTGACTTTACACCTTTCGTCAACAACGGTATGTGGCCAAGAGTTATTGAAGATCCTGCTGACAACACAGACAAATGGTGTATTGTTTGGGGACTGAACGGCGTTACTAGTTCCCGGCTTCGTTCCACTTCACTCGATACAGTCAATGCGACAATGAATACAGAAGGTGGAATGTATCATTTCAAGAGTGCAGGTAATTATAGTAACGTATTCTCGTCTGTAGGCACTCCTAGTTATAAAGCTGAAATACGAATTAAGAGTGGTTCAACTCTTATTGATCTAGGCCGTGGTCTAAATGGTCTTACTATGATATACGATATTACTTCAGGATCCACGTTGTCTTCGGCAGTCACTCGCTATCCAAATGGTAATTATAGCGAAGGTGATGTTAATGATTTTACTATAGCAGCTAGTCAACATAGTACAGCGAATCCATTACTCGATGATTATAGTTCTCGAGGAAGCGGTATCGATCTAAGTGGAATGGGAGCTTATACTTATACGTGTTACCCAGGCACTACTTTCCCAGACGGACAATGGGCATTCTTTAGTGGAACAAGTTGTGCAGCTCCTCAAGCGGCAGGTTGTGCATCCTTATTCATTGATGATTATTACACTAAGCGCGGAGTCTATCCGAGCATTGCCGATCTTAAAAGTATAATGCAAGCGAATGCTTCACCTGTTCTTGAAAGCGAAAACTTAGTTGATGAGTGGTGGAATACACCCAGTCCAACAAACTTTGCTTCAACACGTTTATATTCGTCTTCTGATGTATTCCGTATTCCTGATGCCGGCACCTATAATGGCGGTACTGACTTGAGTGATTTAGCAGGTACACCAAATTTACGAGTCAATGTTCCATACTCAGTTCGTCTAGGCACAGGTAAGTATATAGCTCGAGGCCAAACGATTACTGAAGGACGAAGACCTACTTCAGGGCGTGTCTTCCCTCGACAAAAGATAAAACTCGAGGCTTAAGACATGTTAATAAATAAACAAAACAACATCAATACAAGCGACTTCTGATATGCCAGAAATTTTAACTACGAGTTTCAAAAGTGATTCAACTCGATTATTCATCGATAGCTTAGCTAGTGATGCGTACTACTTAGTCGTGTCTTCCATTGGAACGTTTGATCCTGCTGATACACTATATTCTAAGAACCAGTTTCTTGAAAAGATATTGTTTGGAAAGCGCGTTAATCCTAATGATATTCATTATGCTATTAAATATTATCCATGGCAGGTAGGCAACACTTATACTGAGTATGATGATAAGGTTGATTTAACCGGACAAAACTTTTATGCAGTTGTTGGACCCAACGATAATGATACAGGTGACTATCGAGTTTATAAGTGCTTACGCAATAACAACAATGGAGTAACTAGTAACCCACCTAATTACGATGCTGCGGTTATTAATCAAAGATACGAAACAGCCGATGGGTATGTTTGGAAATATATGTATCGTTTGACTTCATTACAATTTGAAGCTTATGCAGCGGTAGGTTATATTCCTATTCTAGGTTTACTTGATAGCGATCCTGTTCCAACGGATAAAGGTTCAATTTCAGATATTGTTGTTGATAACCGAGATGATAACCAAGGATACCAAGTCGTAACAGGCTCACTTATTGATAGTGCAGATGTTACTGGTATTATGAATATTGATCCAGGCCCAGGCTGGAGTCCACGAGATGATTACTACTCTGGCCAATTCTTATATTCTACGAATCCAAATGGTGTATCACATATATTCGAAGTGTTTGATTATTCTTATGAGCCAAACACTGGTGTTGCAACAGTTCGTGTAGGACAAGAATTAGTATCAGGTGATGCTGATCCTGTTACAGCCGGTGTTACTACAAACGCTAGCATACGTATTGTCCCTAAAGTATTAATTCAAGGAGACGGTATTAGTACAACGAATCCTAATTATACAGCGGTAGGTGTTCCTAATATTGTCGATGGTCGAATTGATTCGGTTGACTTGCTCGAGCCTGGTATCGGATATAGTAATGCGATTGTTACAGTTGTCGATCCTCAGTTTGACTTTGATCCTGATGATCCTAACTCGACTGTTGTACGTGCTTCTTTAAGAGCTCGCATATCTCCTCCGGGTGGCCACGGTTTTAATATCATTGATGAACTTCGATGTCGTAACTTCTCAATGTATGCTTATATTACTGCAGATGATAATACTCAAATTGGTGATAGTAATACTTACGGAGCGGTTGGATTAATTCGCAATCCTAATTTTAATATAGCCAATCCAGTCATTTTTGATAATCGTATTGCAATTACTACAAGTGACATTGGTAATGTAACAACAAACGCAACATTAACTCAAGTAAATGCTGATAATGATGTTGTATTCTCAGGCTTTGTACATGAAGTCGATGTTACAACAAACACATTTTACCTATGTGAATACATGGGACCTTATCGAAACAATTCAGCAACTGGTCAGGGAGATGTTTCTCTCGACCTTACATTGCCGCTCAGAAACGAGACCGGCCAAACAATTACTATAAATAGTCCAGTAGCAAGTAACGTAACAATGTCTCCGTACACTCAAAGATCCGGTGAAGTTTACTTTATGGAGAACTTCTTCCCACTACCTCGAACAGATAACTCGAGAGAAGAATTTAAGTTTGTACTGGAATATTAAAGGAATATGATAAAAGATGCCTATTAATAAAGATCTCAGTTTAGCGCCGTACTTCGACGATTTCGATTCTGAAAAACAATACTATCGTGTGTTGTTTAAGCCCGGTTTTGCTGTACAAGCAAGGGAGCTTACTCAGCTCCAAACAATGCTGCAAAATCAGGTCGAACAATTCGGCGATAACATTTTTAAAGAAGGCAGCATTATTAAAGGCTGTAACTTTACAAATCTAAATGGATTGGAGTTCGTAAAGTTAACCGACACAGCATACCTTACTGCTGAAGGCCCGTCAACAACTCTTAATGTAGAAAATTATGTTAGTCGTGTCATTACCGCAGACGATGGTACAGGTAACGAAATTGAAATCGACGAAATCTTCGAGTTAACTGGATCTAACACCGGTCTACGAGCTGATATTATTTCAGCCGCTCAAGGTAACAAACTCGATGTTCCTAATCTACGTACATTCTTTATTGATTATAAGAATACCGGTACAAATGGTGATACACAGTTTGCATTAGGTGAGCCACTGACTATTACTCGTAAGAGATATAAGCGTGGTACAACTACACAACTTTTCGCTGATGAGCCACAACAAATTACAGATCTTTTTGTTTGGGATAAAGTCAACACACCTCACGTTGGTAAAACTTTTGGTATCCAATCGGCACCAGGTGTAATATTCCAGAAAGGGCATTTCCTTTTCGCTACATCTCAAACATTGATTGTTTCAAAGTATGATCTCTTACCTAATAATGTTTCGGTAGGTTTTAGAGTAAATGAAGCATTCGTAAATACACTACAAGATTCGAGTCTATATGATAATGCAAACGGATCGTTAAACGAAAACGCTCCAGGTGCAGATCGTCTTAGACTTATACCCGAACTCGTTGTTATTGATACAACCACCGCTAGTAATGATCCTAATTTCTTTACACTAGTACGATACCAAAACGGAAACGCAATTACGGTTAGAGACGTTTCACAATATAATGTACTCGGTGAGGAGCTTGCACGCAGAACTTATGAAGAGTCAGGAAATTACGTTTTAGATAACTTTAGCGTTATCAGTGATGACTTAGTAGACGAAAATGGTGATAGTCACGTTAACGTTCTATTAGGAACTGGTTGCGCTTATGTAAAAGGTTATCGTGTTGAAAATAACGCAGAACGAGCGTTTAAGATCGATCAGATCTCAACAACTGAAACTATAAATGCACAAGCAGTTTCAATGGATTACGGCAACTATCTTGAAGTCGATAATTCTTCCGGTAATGGGTGGCAAGGTAAGTTAAGTGTTAATCTTACACAATGTGATGTACAAGATTCTTCAGGTTCGTCACTCGGTTCTGCCTTAGTCGTGAATGTAACTCCTGATCGAGTATACATTACAAACCTCGTAATGGTTGGGTCTGTATCAGAAATTGCTCGACTCGCTTACTCTTCAGGTTATGTAAAAGTAAAAAATCGAGTCTTAGAAGCTTCTAAAAAGCCGCTCGTTTTTAATACCGGATTGCGCAGCCTATTCAATACTTCTGATACGCTGATTCCAGTCCGTGTTGAAGATGCTTCGGCAACTCAAACAGGTAATGTTATTACTATCAATGCAAATGCTGATGAAGACTTTGTTGTTGATAATAATGATGTGCTAGTTATTGATAGTAACAGCAACTATATTCCAGTACTCAGTACAGCTACCGATGTTAATAATAGTGTTCTTACGATTAATCTCGATCCTTCTGCATCATCCGATCCTAACGTAACTGTATACTATAACAAACGCATGATTGGTTCTGTGAGTGGCATCGAGCCTTATAATAAGGTCGTTAAAGAGCCATACATCAGGCTTGACTATGATCTCGCTGTAGACCAATATAACCTCGGTTTCCCAGACGTATTTAAGATTACTAGCATTGTCGATAATGCTGGTGTTGATTTTACGAATAGCTTTAGACTTGTTCCGAACCAAAAAGATACTCACTATGATCTTTCTTTCATGGAGTATATTCCTGGTCGGCCTCGTCCAACAGGTCGTTTAACTATTCAATTGAAAGTTTTCCAATTAGATAATTCAACTGGAGAATACTTCTTTACGATTAATAGTTATCCTGCTACACTTGATCCATCTGATATTCCAGCTTACACATCAGATTCGGGGCTTACATATAACTTAAGAGAATCATTTGACTTCCGTCCATATTGTAATAAGATCGGTTTAGCTGATTATGATTACAATACACCCGGTGGTTCTCCAGTAATTGATCCTACTACTTACCCAGTAGGTGGTGCGGTTCCATTCTTTACAAACTTCGGAGCACCTTTAATACCTGCAATCAACGGGTCAGTGACATCTGATATTGAATATTACTTGTCACGAGTCGACACGATTGTTGTTGATTCTTATGGTGAGATTAATATACTGAAAGGTAAAGAACAATCATACCCTGCTCCTGCTAAAGTCGGTAGAGATCAATTTGCAATCGCACAAGTTACTATTCCAGGCTATCCTGTCTTATCTACACGATCAGCCAATGCACAAAACAAACTTCCTTATGCGGTTACATCAATGGCAGTTGGTGCTACAGCCTATACAATGAAAGACATGCATTCTCTTGAGAGAAAAATTAATAACATGTCTTATTATATCTCGTTGAATCAACTTGAGCAAGCAACTGAAAATCTTACGATACTTGATGAAAATGGTTTATCACGATTTAAGAATGGTTTTGTAGTTGATCCATTTAATGACTTTAGTTTATCAAACATTAAAGATCCTATGTTTAGTGCTTCAATACCGCACGCTCAAAAAATTCTACAACCTGCGGTTAAGACATTCCCAATTGATCTTAAGTTTAAGAGTAGCTCAGCGGCAACACTATTCCCTTCTACCACCGACGCAAAGGTCGGTACATTAGGTCGAGATAGTAACGTTGAAATTATTTCTCAAGAGGCTGCAACAGGATTCCGTAACTGTGTAAGTAACTTCTATCAATATACAGGGCAAGGATTTATTTCTCCTCCTTATGATGTTGCTTATGACACAACTACGAATCCAGTAACTATCGACTTCGATATGACCGAAGCCTTTACCGAATTAGTCGAGAACTTACAAGAATTTATTCCATTGACTGACACTCAAACAACTACACGTACTGGTAATTTCTTTGCTGATAACTTTGATATGGAAGCTTCTAGAGCAGCTAGACGTTGGATACGAAGGCCTGGTGGTACACTAACTGATACAATTACAACGACTACACGTGAAATAAGCATCTTACCAGATCAAGGCACGATGTCTCAACAGTTTGTTGGTGATTTCATAACTAACATGCAGTTCCAGCCATTTATTGCGGCACGTGACATCAAGGTCTACATGTCTGGTCTACGTCCTAATCAAAGACATTACTTCTACTTTGATAAGCAATCAATTGATGCTAATGTTTGTGCTGGTACCGCTTCTGATACTGTCGATGGTATCGAACGTGGTGGAGAGTTTGGAGCAGCTATTACCTCTGATGCTAATGGTGTAATACGAGCAGTATTTGCTATTCCTGAAGAATCATTCTTTGTGGGTGATCGTGTACTTGAAATTGCTGACGTTGATGTATATTCAAGTATCGAAGCTGCAGCGACATCTCAAGGATTCATTACATACCGAGCATATAACTTTAGTGTTGAGCGTACATCACTTACTGCAACTACACGGATGCCAGAGTTTGATGTTAACGTAACGACTACAACTCGTAATGTTGTTCGTAGGCCACGTGGACGCGATCCAATTGCTCAGACATTCTTTATTAAGAAAGGTATGGGACAAGGAAGTAACAGTGTATTCTTATCTGAAGTTGACGTTTTCTTCAAGCGAGTAAGTGAAGAGAATGGCATTCAATTACAAATACGAGAAGTTGTTAACGGCTATCCTTCAAATCAAATCATTCCTTTCTCAAGATCATATAAGAAAGCAGGTGCATTAACTTCTGCTAATGTATCTGATGATGCTTCAATAGCAACTACATTTGCTTTTGATGCTCCTGTAAGATTGGATGTAGAAAAAGAATACTGTGTAGTATTACAGCCTGATGCAAACGATCCTAACTACTTAGTTTATATTTCACAGATTGGTCAAGTTGACCTTACACCTGGAGACACTCAAGGTGCTGCTGTTGTACAAGACTGGGGTGATGGTGTACTATTTAGTTCTACTAACAACTCAGCTTGGAAGTCATACCAAGACGAAGATCTTAAGTTTGTACTACGACGTCATAACTTTAATCAAAGTTCAGGTTCAATAACACTGACTCATAATGATTGCGAATTCTTTACGATTGATAATCTTACTGGTGGTAACTATAGTGCTGGTGAATTGATCTACCAAGAAAAAGCATTACAAGGTGGCACTCAAGCAACAGTCAGTGTAGCCAACGGCACAGCAATACTAACAGGTACAGCTCTTGATCAGACTTATGCGGTAGGTGACTTTATTAAAGTAACTACATCAGGCGTAACTCCTAAGACAGACATATTCAGTGTTGTAAGTGTTGACTCAACAACTCAGATTACATTGAATAAGCCGGCTTCATATGCGATTGCAAATGGAACAGGTACACCAGTCGTTATTGGCCACATGGTTTATCATAATCGACTTGACCGATCTGAACTTTACCTCGAGCGAAGTTCAGCACGAGTCGGTAGAACATTTACTGCTGGATCACCTATTGTTGGTCTAGATAGTGAGAAGTCTGCTGACATCGTTACGGTTGACGATATTAACCTCAGCTATATCCAACCTATGATTGGTAAGACAGACGATTCTGTTTCAACAACGAATTTAACAGGTACATTTGTTCCTGCCGGTTTACCCAACGCAAGTTACTCCACCGGCTTAAAGTTCAGTGATAATAATACATTTGGCAACAAAGGTCTAATCGTTCACAGTAAGAGTAACGATCCTAGTGGTGCTAAATCATTTGATTTCGTAATTGATCTTGAAAACAATGCTAATGTAACATCTACACCATTTATTGATATTGAAATTTCTAAGCTCTTTGCTTATCAATATAAAGTAACTGATACACCAGCAACAACTTCGAAGTATATTTCGAGTCAGATAGAACTCAGTGTTGATCTTGATGCTGAAGACATTCACGTCTTGGTTACAGGTTATCGACCAACTGGTACTGATATCAAAGTATATGTACGACCACACAATGTATTCGATGGTTCAAATCCTAGAGAAATCGATTGGGTTGAGTTAGAACTATTTGAAGGTGTTAATACGTACTCTTCTAATATAAACCAACGCGATTATCGCGAATTTAAATATCGAGTAGCAGCGGCCGATAAAGATGTAGATGGGGCTTTAACTTATACTAGCCCAGCCGGTACCTTCTCAACATTTAGAAAATTCGCGATCCGAATCGATATGCTATCACCCAATATACATAATGCTCCTACTTTGAGAGATTATAGGGCTATAGCGTTGACCTAATCTGGAGCCACGAATTATGAACCGAGCAACAAAAGATCCAAAGACAGGTGCAGTTCTTAATATGGACGCCGAAGCTCTAAATAAATATAAGATAGAGCGAAAGTACTATCGCAAAGTCGATGCACTATATGATGATATTACGGATATCAAGGCAACCATAGCTGCTCTTTACGAAAGAATCGAAAACTTGGAAAGTAAATAAAATGGCAAAAACCATAACGACAATTAACACGACTCAGACGTTTGAAGATTGGCTTCTTAAGACCAATGAAATGGTCAGCATCTTCGCGAGTGACGCTGTGACTGTATCGAATGGTACTCCAGCAGGTGACACGACAACGGGTAATGCTACAATCAATGGTAACTTTGCAGCTACTACTTTGATTGCATCTACGGTACTCAATGCTGATAGTATTGCTTCTCTTACTCCAAGCAATCCGGTTGCATTTTCTACTCCAATTGAAGTATCCGGTGCATCAGCAGTAGTAGCAACGTTTAGTCAAGCATCTGGTGCTCAAACACGATATACTGATACTGCGCTTTCATGGGACGTCGGCCTAAACGGTACCGACTTCATGATCAACACCGGTGTAGATCCTAAGAAGTTTCTTTTAAGTACTGCAGGAACACTAACCGTTCCTAATATTGCAGCGGTTGAAGATATTACAGCAGGTGGTGATGTTACCGCGGTTAATTTTATCGGTGATGGTTCTCAATTAACTGGTGTTTCAGCAACCGCAGCTTTAGCTGACTTAACTGATGTTTCTTCAACCGCACCGGCTGATGGTGAAGTATTAAAGTGGAGTCAAACTGCAGGCGAGTGGGCACCAGGCGTTGATGTTGGTTCAAGCGGTGGCGGTAATGCAGATACACTGGGTGGTATTGCTCCAGGCTCATTTTTAAGATCTGATGCTGATGATACTGCGTCAGGTGATCTTACATTCACCGGCGAACTTACATTGAATAAGTCGTCGGGAACAGTATTAAACGTTGTAACAGCGGATGTACGTGTTGGTGGAAACTTACAAGTAACTGATCTGAGAGCAACAGGTAACGTAATTACTAAATATAGTAGTTCTGATATCGCTTTAAAAGAAAATTTAGAAATCATTAACAATGCTTTGGATAAAGTTACGCAAGTTAATGGTTATACGTTCAACTATAAGAATGATCCCGATGAAAGAGTTTCAGGAGTGGTTGCACAAGAGATCGAGAAAGTTTTACCAGAAGTAGTATTTGATCATGAAGTCGATAATGAAACTTACAAAGCAGTAAGATATGATAACATCATTCCTCTTTTATTAGAGGCGATTAAGGAATTGAAAGTAAAGGTAGATGATCTTGAAAGCCAGCTGGCTAAATAGTCTCGTATTGTTCTTATAAATATAAAGTAAAAAGGGAAAGACTAGATGTCAAAGATTTCAGAATTACCTCCGATAACCGGTGCTAATACTAGGTCAGAAGATCTGTTTGTCATCGTCAACCTAGTACAGGGTGATGATGGAACGAGCAACATCACTCGTAAAGAGCTTGTTCAAGCTATTCAGTATGAAATTTTTGATAGAATTACGATTACCGGAGGAACGATCTCCGGTGTTGTCATGTCTGACTCTCGTCTTGATAATGTTATTATCGACAATTCAAACATGGAAGATTCTGAGATTATCAGAACCTTGTTTGACGACGGTCAACTTACTAATTCTACCGGTGACAACCTCGAGATTGTTCGTTCTGACTTCTCTGATGGTACCGGCGCTAATAACACCTTTACAGATTCTCGACTTAATGATAGTACAGCTAATAACGTAGCAATTACCTCATCTACATTTACAGATGGCGAGATATTCGATTCAACTGGTAATAACGTTGTACTTACAAGTTCAGAACTCAATGACAGTACTGCAAACAACGTCGTTATAACAAATTCAGAATTTAATGAAGGTACTGGTAATAATGTAGTACTTACAAATTCTACCATCGATGATTCTACAATCACCGATTCAACTGCAAATAATGTAGCAATTACCTCATCTACGTTTACGGATGGTGCTGTTAACGATTCGACAGCTAATAACGTAACGATGACGAATTCATCATTTACTGATGGAACTATTGCTGATTCAACCGCAAACAACGTAGGAATTACTTCGTCTACCTTCGCTGATGGTGCAGTAAGTAATAGTACTGCAAACAACATCACGATAACTGCTTCTACGTTCGATAACGGTGCACTTACAAATTCAACTGGTGATAATGTAGACCTCGTCAATTCAGACTTCTCTGATGGTACAGGTGCTAATAACGTATTCACTGGATCTGAGCTCAACGACAGCACAGCAAATAATCTAGCAATTACTTCTTCTGATTTCTCAGATGGAACTGGTAACAATAATGTATTTACAAATACAACTATTGACCAAGGTGTAATTCAAGATTCTGTGATTGTGGATTCGTCATTTACAGGAACTATGGCTAATGTAGTTGCTGAGAACATGACAATTACGAGTTCAACAGCCACCGGCTTCGGTCAGACCAAGTCAACGTTTGACGATGGTGATGTAACTAAGTCAACGTTTAAAGATGGTGTAATTGATCAATCTAAACTTGTCGACTTTGACATGGAGATTGAAAATGACTTTGAGCCTTCTATTGACGAGAATAGCTGGTTCGCTTTAAAGAACGAAAAGACTGGCGAAACAGAAAAGATTACTTACGGTCAATTCTTTAGAGAAATATCTAAGACAACTGCTACTGATCTTAAAGTACACGTTGATCCTGTTAAAGGTGATGATTCAAACCCAGGCACCATGCTTGAGCCTATTCAAACACTTGAGCGAGCTTCTGAGCTTGCAATTGAAAAGGCCGGCGGTGATGCGAATCGTAACGCAATTAACAACGCGATTCATATTTCATGTGGGCCAGGTACATATTACACGAAAGGTAATATCGCACTACCAGATGATTGTGCAATGACATCAACCGCTGGTCAGTATGCTACGGTTATTGAAGCACTGCCAGGATACGAAAACAACAACGCGGTATTGGTTGGTTCTGGTTGTTATGTTCAGGGCTTTGCATATCAGAACTGGAAAGTAGATAACTTTGACTTCCCAGAAGGTGGATTCGCTGTTGCTTATCGACCAGGTGCTAAACTACTCCGATCTCCATACATTCGAGATTCATCTCAGCTTTCGAACTTCTTACGAGAAGATGTAGAACCGCCATTGCAGCCTTTCAACACAAAGGGTAACGTTCTTGACTTGGGTCGAGAATTTATTCTTGAAGTAGGCTACACTGGCCAATTCTTGATGGATGACGAAATCACTTTCAGTAGTGGTGCAAAAGGTTATATCTCTTGGGATGATACTCGAGACTTAGATCCTTCAGGTGATGGGTCATTACCTGCACTTACTCCAGATCTTGCAACTAATCGTAAAATCTTCGTTCGTAACTTGAAGAACGGAAGGGGTTATGCGGTTGGTGATACTGTTCGATCAGAAAGTGGTGGTGTAGGTGTTATTGAAAGCATCGGTATTGACAACTTCCCCAACCCATTAGTTGGTCGTGGTGGTGGTTGTATGTTGGCAGATCGACGAGTTCTTGATCCAGACTCTCTCTACACATATGTACTATGTTTTGGTTTCACACCACGTTCTCAAAATGGTATCGGTTATGTAGCACGGGATGGTGCTGGTGTAAACGGTATTGGTTCTCTATCGATCTTTGTACGAGTTGCATTCTACGCCTTGAACGGTGGACAAATGACATTGAACAACTCAGGTACTCAGTTCGGTGACATCTCAATGCGAGCAAAAGGTACTACTGAAATCTTTGCTCCAAAAGATCCTGATCCAAATGGTGATAACCTCTTCGGTAATACTGTATTTGCTTCAGTATTAACTGACAACAGTGATCTGATTATCGAAGACATGATTGGTCACCTTACCGCAAATACTTCAGACGGCGGATTGGGTTATACAGGTTATGATGCTGATAAGTGTGAGCGAGATTCCAAGATTATCATCGACAACTCAGCATACGACATTACACTTGATACGAACTACTGGGGACGTTTAGCCGGTATTTCTTATCGTTCACCGATTTCAAGTAAGGTTGTTGGCGAACAGCTTGAAGCAACACTGGGTGCTAACCAATATCTACAATCACGAATCGAATCTTTATTCGATGGTGATGTTATTGATCGTGCAAATACTTCTTTCCAAGAACTTTACAATGTAGTAGAGTTTGGCGAAGAGAATATGAATCCAATCATATTCACTGATACTGGAAATGCTAAGTATACCTCAGCTCGGGAAGTGTTACAAGATAACAGATCATTCATTCAAGACGAATTACTTGATTGGATTGATAACAACGACGAGTTCTTTGCTTACGACAGCGTTAAGTGTAAGCGAGATACGACCGAGTATATTCTTCCTGCAGCTAAATATGACATGCTTCTCGACACCAACTATAATGCTGTAAGAGCAGGTGGTGCATACTTTATGAAGTCTGCTGAGAAGGTTGTAGGTCAACAACGAAATGAAACTGTTGCAGCTTACCGTAGACTTAAAGATCAAACCAATGCGTTAATTGATGGTGATTCATATATTGCTACTTCTCGAGTAGATGCAGCTATGGACGAGATTGTTGACATTCTCGATTATCGTGGAACAACCTATACGCCTACTAACGCCACATACGATCCTACTACTGGAATAATGGTAGTAACTATTGGTGCTCACTCATTAACACCTGGACGCAAGGTCCTGGTCTCTGAGGGTGGTATTACATTCAGTTGTGGAACTGATGGGAATGTGATTAATATCTCACACCCACGTCCTACTGATCCAGTGTTTAAGAGTCCAATTGAGATTCTTGATGTCACTGCAACTACCATTACGACTAATGTAGGAAGATCATTCTACACTGGCATACATACATTTGTAAGCGCTCTTCCAAATTCAGTTATTGAAATGGGCTCAGAGATTACATGGTCTGATGATACGAATATCCCAGTTGATAATCGTAATGCTCGTAAGCAAATACAAGCTAACCGCGAGTTTATTCAAGATCAGACTCTAGGCTACATTGACGATAACTACTTCCGTTACGATTCTGAAAAATGTTCTCGTGATGTACTTGAATATATTCTTCCTGCGGTTGAGCGAGATCTCATTACTGGTTCGAACTTTAACTCAATTCAAACTGGTGTTGCTTATCGTCAAGGAACTCAAGGTGCAGAAACTGTTGTAAGAGACCAGCTCGTTGAAACAGTCGGAGCAATGACCCATCTGAAAGGTCTTGTTAGTGCTGCGGCAACTGATGCTCCATCTCGTCACAGAACAGATGCGGCATTTGATCAAATCATCGACATTTTAAATAACAATGGTAAGAGCTACACACCAGGTGCAGGTACAACTTACGATCCTACTACTGGTGTATTAGATCTTGCTATCGGTGCTCACGATTTACAAGAAGGTGCTACCGTTTTACTGGATGATGAGAGTATAGTATTTACATGTGCTCTTGATGGTAATACAACAAATCATGCTTATCCACGTAAAGGTGATCCTGCATATCGAACTCCGGTAACAATCAACACCGTAACAGCGACATCGATTACAGTCAATGTTGGTGGTTACTTAAATGGTACTGCTCATACATGGGTAAGTTCAACTACTGATTGTGTTAAGTCTGGAACTTATGAAGGTAGCTATACTCCTTCAACTGCGACTTACGATCCTGCTACTGGTATATTTGAAGCAACTATCGGACAACATAATTTATCAGCCGGCGATTACATTGAAATCAAACCAAATTCGGTTGTGTTTACTTGTGATCTCGATGGAGATGTTACAGAACATGCTGCTCCTCAAGCACACCATCCTTACTATCGCAAGCCGGTTAAACTCACCGCAGTAACCGCAACTACTATTACTTGTAATATTGGTGCAGGAACAGGTGGTACTCATACATTTGCTTATGCTCATGTAGGCGCAATTGATGGAGATCCTGTTGTATGGACTGATCCATCACGTTACTTGAGCTACTACACACCTACAACTGCAACTTACGATCCTGTTACTGGTGAGAGTGTTGTAACAATCCCAGGACATGATATTGCACTTGGTGATTACATTGAGTTTGCTCCTTACAGCTTTACATTTACATGTTCTCAAGATAGTGATGCTACTGAGCACTCATACCCACGCAAAGGTGATGGAAACTATAATGAACCGATGCTAGTAACTGCTGTTGCTGGGGATGATATTACAGTTAATTCCGGTGTGGGTGCTGGTGGTACTCATACATTTGTAAGTGCTACTAATCAGGCTGTTGCTAAGACAACTCACCTTTCACAAGGTCAACTTGCTCGGGAACAACTACAAGCAAATAGGTCATTCTTACAAAATGAAGTAATGGCTTACCTCGATACACAATACTTTGTATTCGATGGTGATAAGTGTTCAAGAGATACTGGAATCATTCTCAACTCAGTACGACATGACATTCTTACTGGTAGCAACTTCAGTTCGGTATTTGCTGGATTAGCATATCGTGCAGGTACAACTAGCGGTGACATGGTTATTTCTGATCAGCTCACTCAGACTGTTGCTGCTATTGAATTTGTAAGAGATGAAACTGCAAACTACTTATCTGGTACAGCACTGGCTAGATCAACCTCTGCATTCAATGAAATTGTAGATGTTCTACAAAATGGTCAAGCAAATGCAGATCCTATCGTATTCGGAACAGCCGGTTTAAGTACTGCTCATGTCGAAGCTCAACAAGCTTTACAAGCAAATAAGGCATTCCTCCAGGCAGAAATTACTTCTTGGTTAGCTGCTAACTATCCGGCTCTCACTTACGATGTTGCTAAGTGTGAACGTGATCTTGGTTACATCATCGATTCAGCATCCTTTGATGTTCAGTTCGGTGGTAATACAGCATCTATTAATAATGCTCGACTCTACTACAGCAATGCAGTTGCGGTCTTACCTGAAGATCAACGTGTACCTACTGCTCGAGCATTTGAGCATATTGCTAAGGTTGCTGATCAAATTGTAAGAGGAGAGGATGTAATACCAACATTCGGTTCTCAGTATAGTCCTACTAATGCAACTTATGATCCTGCTACTGGTGTGTATGAAGCAATCATCGGAACTCACGGCTTAAACATTGGAGACTTTGTTTGGTTGGCTGATAACGGTGTAACTTTTGAGTGTGACATGGGAAGCGGTCCTGCTAACCATACTTCACCTCAATCACATCACCCATATTGGAGAGCTCCGGTCGAGATTACAGCCGTGACCGCTACTTCAATTACAATGAATGTAGGAACAGGTGGAACAGGTCAAACACCTCATACTTTCGTAAGTGCGGTACCAAATGCTATCAGTGAGATTACTGGAAACACCACTGCACAAGATAATACTTACCCATCAGGTACAGCAACAGATGCTGAAACATTTACAGTCGGTAAAGATGTAGTAGATGCAATCAGCTTAGTTGCTACGATGATTCAAGAAGCGAACTTTGACTCCCTACCTGAGATTCAGCAGGTTACTTATCGTCCAGGTGATGCTACTTTGGTTTCAGCTTACAACGACATTGATGGTGTAACTGAATCATTACAAGGTGCGGTAATCAAGTACTTGAGAGAAGAGCATAAAGGCCTTCCATACAATAAAGACAAGTGCTATCGAGATGTTGGTCTTATCACCGATGCGATCTCGAAAGATATCGAATATGGTGGAAACCAGAATACTATTGAAGCTGCTAAGTACTACTTTGCAGTTGATCTTGAGGAAGGTTCTACTTACGAGCAATTACGAGTTGTTAACGTTCTTCCAATTCCAGTTACTGGCCAGTTCGCCGTACTCGACGATTTAGCTTCGGTCTCTGGATTAAGGGAAGCAACTAACGTTCTACCTCTTGAGCAACGTGAACCTACTAAACTTGCATTCGAGCATTTAGCTAGTGTTGCTGAGAAGGTCGTTACTGAAACAGCTCATACGAGCTTGTTCCCACGATACACTCCAACCAATGCTACTTACGATCCAGCAACTGGAATCTATACTGCTGAGATTGGTGCTCACTCATTAACAGTGGGTAAAGAAGTTTGGTTGAAGCCAAATGGAGTAACATTTAGTTGTGACATGGGTAGCGGTGTTGCTAACCATACTTCACCTCAGGCTCACCACCCTTACTATAATGCACCAGTTAAGATTGAATCGGTAACTTCAACTAGCATTACAATGAATGTAGGAACTGGTGGTTCAGGTCAACAGGCACATACATTTGTATCAGCTGATGCAGACTCAATCAGTGAAGGTCCATATCAGATCACTGACGGAACAGCAACAACGGCTGCTACAGGAACTGCGGTAAGTAACTTATATACAATCATCTCAGATGTTGTTGAAGATAACGATCTCGACAATCTAGATACAGTTGAAGTTAAGCCTCTTGCTGATCCTAACCGAACAGTTGCTCGTAAGCAAATTCAACGCAATAAGGACTTTATTGTTGAAGAAGTTGTTGCATACCTCAATGATGAATATTACACATTCCCAGGAGATAAGTGTAAGCGAGATGTAGGTCTTATCATTGACGCTGTTAAACGTGATGTACTAACAGGTTCAAACTTCAATGCGGTCTTCAACGGTCTTGCATATCGAATTGGTACACCTGGCGCTGATGCAGTAATCAATGAGCAATTAACAGAAACTATATCTGCTATTGAGTATGCTCGGGATATCGCGGTAGCCGCGGTTACTGATGTAACTGCTAAGACACGAACAACTGACGCATTCAATGAAGTTATTGATATCATGGGTAATGGATCAGGTAATGCTGATAACATCAACTATGGTTCTGAATGGGTTAGTATTGTTCATCTTAATGCTCGACTCCAATTGCAAAATAACAAAGAGTTCTTACAGGCAGAAATCACAGCTTGGTTGGCTCAGAACAGAGGATCACTTACTTACGATGTTGCTAAGTGTGAGCGTGACTTGGGATACATTCTCGATTCCGTATCATTCGACATTCAACATGGTGGTAATACTGCTTCACGCAACAATGCTATTCTCTACTTTGAGAATGCTGTAAGCGTACTTCCTGAAGATCAACGTGAACCTACTGCAGCAGCATTTAATCATATTGCTAATGTAGCCGAACTGGTCGTTCAAGAAACTCCGGTTACTCCTACACCAGGAAATGGTGTTTCTCAGAACTTTAATTCTGGTAACGCTAGCCCAGCAGTTGCAGCTAAAGTAAAAGATCTTATTAACATTATTACTGAAGCAGTAGGCGAGAACGGTCTTGAGGGAATTCCAGTTGCTATCGAGAACACCCAATCTACGTATGATGTAGTATATCAGGCAGCTTATGCGGCGATCGAGGGTACTAAGGAAGCCATTCAGGACGGTGTACTTTCTCACCTATCTGTTTACTTTAATACACTCAGCTACAATGAAGTTAAGTGTAGACGTGATCTATCATTCATCATTGATGCGGTAACACACGACATTCAATATGGTGGTAATGCTTCTACGGTTAATGCTTCTGGATTGTATTTTGAGAATGCAGTAAGTGTTCTTCCACTCAATCAACGACAAGCAACTCGAGATGCCTTCCTACACTTAGGTAAGGTAATGAATCATGTTACTCGTGAGATTGTGGTAGAGCCTACAGTAGGTAACCCATATACTCAAAGCTTTAAGGAAGTAGCTGCTAACCCACTTACAGGACATGCTGTACAAGCACTTGTTGAGATTGTAGCAAATACTGTTGACGATGCTATTCCTTCTACGGCTAACATACCAGCTGCGGTTGCACCTAATCTTGAATGGGTCGCTGGAAACTATAAAGCTTCTAACGATCTTATCGAAGATTCTGCTAAGACAATGGCTGATTCAGTAATTAGTTACATTAGCACAACTTACAACGGATTGAGTTTCCCCGAGTTTAAGTGTCGCAGAGACATCGGTTACCTTATCGATGCAGTATCACATGACGTACAATATGGTGGTAACTTTGCTACTCGACAGGCTGCTGGGATTTACTTCGAAAACGGTATCAGTGTACTACCTGTAGATACTCGAATCCAAACGGCTGATGTATACGCTTACCTAGCAACACTACTTGATGGTGTTGTTCAAGAAACTGATGTATCAAGTGCAACAACTTATACTCCAACCGATGCAACTTATGATCCTGCTACTGGTGTGTTTACGGCAACTATCGGTTCAAACAGTTTCAATGTTGGTGATAAAGTTTGGTTCAAGCTAAATGGAATTACATTTAGTTGTGACATGGGAAGTGGAGTTGCTAATCATACTTCACCACAGTCTCATCACCCATACTCAAATAGAGGATGTCCAATTACTGCGGTAGACGGAAACGTTATTACCATGAATGTAGGAACGGGCGGAACAGGTCAAGTACCTCATACCTTTGTATCCGCGGTAGCAGATTCAATTAGCACTGGTCCTTATCAAGATACTGATGGTGATCCTGCAACAGCGGTTGAAGGTGCTAGAGCTGCTGAGTTGATTGGTTATATTGAAGATGCAATACGTCAAGATACTATTGAGAGCCTACCACCACATGAAGAGCCAGATACTTCTTGGGTAGCAAGTGACTTGACTGATGCTGCGGTTAAGATTGATAGTAACCGATATGAACTTGCAAATGACTTGGTTGAATTCCTACGTCGTGAGTTTGATGTACTTGACTACAATCGAGCGAAATGTCGACGTGACACTGGTTACTTACTCGATGCATTCAGCTATGACTTGAACTACGGTGGTAATACAGCATCTCGTTGGAATGCAGACTTCTACTTCTGGAATAGCACATACCGCATCCCAGAAGATCAGCGCATACCTACTGCTAAGTCTTATCGTCAACTAGGTCAAATTTGTAAAGATATTGTTTTAGGACACTATCCTGGCCAGGTTGTTAAGAGTGGAACTGGTACGGAGGTTGAATCCGCTAAGGTTGAAGGTCTCGCAAATATCTTCTATGAAACTCAGATAAATAACGATACGAAGTATTTACCTGTTAAGATAGAGCCAGATTATGATTGGGTTAGTTCTGATGTTGCAGATGTCCAGCAAATCTTAGAGTTTAACAAGATCGATCTTGCTGCTGATACAGTCAGGTTCGTTAATGCTACTTACCGTTATGTTGATTTGAATCTAACAAGACGTGATGGCAAGAACTTACTGAAAGCAATCAAGTCTGACTTTGAGAGTTTGAATGCGGGTGGACCATCACTTACTGGCTACTATCAAAATAACGGTAGTAGTGTTCGTACCAGAGCTTATGTTGCGGCATTCTTTGACTACGACGGAACACACGTATTCCCAGTCTTTAACCCAGCACGGGCAGGACTGAAATATAAGGGATCAGTAGTTGATGTTGCTGCACTGGCAGGAATTACTGGTCAGAAGCCATACCATGCATATATTGTTGCAACGGACTTGGCTACTAGCTTCTATGAGGGTAATATATACTACTGGAATCCAGATATTAATGATTGGACTCTGGATGGGGCAAACAATACTGATCTATTGGATGCGTTCGTTGGAGCTTGGGATCGAATGAAAGATTATATCGTTGCAAATCTTTCACCTGATGCTGAGCATACAGTTATGATTAATCAGTTATTTAATGATTGTATTAAGGATAACGTGTTAAGACCAGAAACACTAACGTTTGGATCGTTGGTTGAATCGATTGCTCACCAGTTTAACGGTGCATCGGCTGGTGTTAACAGAAACGCACTACCACTGAACTTTAGAAACTTAGGTCTTCCAATCTCGGCGTTGGCTTCTGTACTAAGTGAAGATGGTGGACGTATACGATGGTCAGGTGCGGATGAATTGAATAACCAATACTTCGCAAGAGGTTTAAGAATTAACGGTAGAACAGGTCGAATTGAAGGTCGACCATTTACTTCATCCGTAAGAAAACTCGCAAGACGTGCATCTAATAGTAGAGCATCAATCTAAAGAATAGGATAACAAAAAATGGCAGTCACAATTACTACATCGCAGGCGCCAGACGCGAAACCGGTATACAGTAACTTAATACTTGAAACTACCGCCAAAGAAATTATCAATGTACCTAATTATCGGGTTCCTGAGTTGGTCTTTGGTGGTTCTACTACTGTTGAGCCGGGCGTTGGTGAAATTATTTCTCCATTGCTTTTATGCAATACTACTGCAACCACCGTTAACGTAGACGTAGAAGTTTATAGAGCTGATGAGAACGTATTCTTTAACTTTGTAAAGAACTTACCAGTACCTGGCTATGACACAGTTGCTCTACCATTGAACGGTCAGTTCTTAAAAACAGGTGATATACTACAAGCCTCTGCTTCTGTTAACTTTGCAATTCATAGCACTCTATCGTTCACCCTTGGACAGTCGGAAGAAGACGACGTTGTGTAAACAACATATATAGTATAAAGATCACGGAGAAATACTAAATGGCCAATAGATTCGGCACACTAACAGGAAAAGGAAGGCTGCTCGGACACGGCATACCACAAGCCTTTCCTATACAGTTAGACCCTTCGCCATTTGAAGGAGCAATCGTATATGCCGATAACGGCGAATTGCGATACTCCGATGGTTCAGCTTGGTTACCACTGGGCACGGGTCCACAAGGTACTCAAGGTACTAACGGCATTCAAGGCAACCAAGGTCTTCAAGGTGGTTACGGTCCTGGGTTTACAATTATCGGCTCTGTTCCAGATGTCGATTCAGGTGGTGATCCACAAGCAACTCTTAATGCTGCATTCCCAGCCGCTAACATTGGTGAAGGTGTTATTGACGAAGCCGATGACGAGCTTTGGATTTACGATGGTGTAAATTGGGTAAACATCGGATCCTTCCGTGGAGTTCAAGGCTTCCAAGGCATACAGGGTAATCAAGGTTTACAAGGTGATACTGGTCACCGTGGTGTTCAAGGCTATCGTGGTGTACGTGGTTTCCAAGGAGCTCAGGGCGTACAAGGTATTCAGGGTGATCGAGGTTTCCAAGGCTTACAGGGTAACCAAGGTACACAAGGTGTTCAAGGACAAAAAGGTATTCAGGGTGACTTGGGTATCCAAGGTATTCAAGGACGTCGTGGTCCACAGGGTCTACAAGGTAATCAAGGTGTTCAAGGCGACACTGGTTTCCAAGGTGTACAAGGTACAACAGGCTTCTATGGTGGCGTAACATTTGAATATAACTTCATTGCTGCTACTGCTAACGTTTCACCAGGCAATACCAATGTAGCATTCAACAACACTATTATTAACGCCGTGGATAAAGTATACATTCACGACGTTGCTGCAGTTCCTAATACAGACGTTGCACATCTTTTCGATAAAATTGCAGAAGTTGAAAATCCGATTAAAGCTTATGTTAAGCTTACTAATGTCGACGATATAGAAGAATTCACAATATTTGCTATTACAGATATAGTAGATAATTCAAGCTGGCACACATTTGATGTAGAATATGTAGGTGGTACAGGTACTCCTGCACTATATACAAACGAAAGACTCGCTGTTTCATTCTCTCAAGCAGGTGAAACGGGCGCGCAAGGAACTCAGGGAACGAAAGGTATCCAGGGTGATTACGGCATACAAGGTAATCAAGGCTTGCAAGGGCCACAAGGACCTCAGGGTACACAGGGAACTCAAGGAACACAAGGTACGCAAGGTACGCAGGGACCACAGGGTACGCAAGGAACACAAGGTACATTAGGTGTACAGGGTAACCAAGGTGTACAAGGACGTACTGGTGAGTACGGCGGAGTAACATTTAGATTCATCTATGATGATACTGTTACAACTGCAAGCGATCCAGGCATTGGTGGCTTACGAGCTAATAATGCAACCTTAGGTAATGCTACTGAACTTTACTTTGATGTTGAAGATGCTGATGATGTAACAATTAGTTCTATTATCGCAGAATTTTATGCTTCAACTAACCCTGGCAATAAGGGATACATTAAACTTTCTGATGCTGCTAACGTTTATAACTATGCAATGTTTGAAGTTACCGATGGTGCTCTTGTTGGTGATGCAGGATCTGGTTATCATACAATCAATGTAACCTCGTTTAGCGCCGGTCAAGGTTATGCTAACGGTACAGATTTCCGAGTATCATTTGTAAGAACAGGTGATCAAGGTTCTCAAGGTGTACAGGGTACGTTAGGTATTCAAGGACCTCGCGGTAATCAGGGTGTACAAGGTGTTCAAGGTACAATAGGTGTACAGGGTAACCAAGGTCTTCAAGGATTGCAAGGTAATCAAGGCTTGCAAGGCCCACAAGGACCGCAGGGTGTTCAAGGTACATTAGGTGTACAAGGTAACCAAGGTCTTCAAGGCGAATCAGTTCAAGGTACGCAAGGTACCCAAGGAACACAAGGTACATTAGGTGTACAGGGTAATCAAGGTGTACAAGGACAACGTGGACCACAGGGTCTACAGGGTATGCAAGGCTTGCAAGGTATTCAAGGATTGCAAGGTCTTTCTCAGTTCTCAGGCCTCTCTTATCGCTTTGATTACGATACCAATTCTACTCCGCAAACTGATCCTGGTCTAAGCACGGTCAAAACAAATAGTGCGATTGCTGCTTCTGTAACTCAGCTTACTATCGATGATCTACCTTTGAATGGTGGTACACTTGATGAACTGTATGATTACTTAGACACATCATTTTACGGACAGCCACGTGGTTGGATTAAGCTTCAACCAGAAGGCAATAACAATTTCTACGATGTTTACGAGTGGACTGACTTTACTTGGGATTCCGGTTCTAAAAACTGGGGCTGGTTTAACGTTACACACGTAACATCTACAGGTACATCTGCACAAACACAAGCTTCTATCGATGGTGTTCCATTGGTTGTAAGCTTTATTCTCGCAGGACCACAAGGTGCTCAAGGTACAGTCGGTACTCAGGGTACGACTGGACTACAGGGTCTTCAAGGCGAACAAGGCGAATATGGCGGCTTGACATTCGAGTGGCTATTTAATAGTAGTACTCTTGCACCTACTAATCCAGGCGATTATCAGTGGAAAGTCAATAATGTTAATCCAGAACTAGCTACATTACTGGTTCTTGACGATACTCCTAACGACTTATACGATACAAATATTCGAGATCTATTCGATTACTTAGATGCTAAGCCAACTGGAACTAAAGGTCAAATCTTTATTCAAGCTCCCGCGGGTGGGGATGCAGGTCCAGGCGGACACCACTTCTTAGTATACGATTATTCAGATTGGACTTGGGGTGATGTTGGTAAGAACTGGGGTTACTTCAATGTTAGTTTTGTAGAAGGTAGTGCATCTAACTGGAGTACAGTTGCTAGCTCCCACGGAAACAATACACTTATTACGTTTATTCCTGCTGGTCCTCCTGGTATCCAAGGTATTCAGGGTGTTCAAGGTGACTTTGGTCTCCAAGGTATTCAAGGACCAATTGGTTCTGGATCACAAGGTATTCAGGGTGTTCAAGGTGGGCCTGGTCCTGCTGGTTCGTTTGGTGGTATCACGTTTGATTACACTTACGATACAAACACCGCAGATCAAGATCCGGGCACTGGTAAGTTAAGGTTTAACAATGCAAACTTTACTCTTGCTACACAAATGTACATTGATGATCGCGATGACAACTTCATCGATATCAGCCAGTTCCTACAAACAATTGATGATTCTACTAGCCCGATCAAAGGTCACTACAAGGTTACTAAAGCAGATAATCCTGCTCAGTTCATCATCTATACGATTACAGCATTAACCGATGTTGGTGGATCAACTTACTTTAATATTGATAGTGGTTATGTAGATGGTTCAGTAACAAGTTTTGCAAATGGTGAAGATGTTATTATTACCTTTGCAAGAACAGGTGATGTAGGCCCAACAGGTGGACAAGGACCTCAAGGTGTTCAAGGTACAATAGGTGCTCAAGGACCCGGTGGTGTACAAGGTACAACTGGTTCAGGATCTACTGGATCCCAAGGTGTTCAAGGTACAATAGGTGCTCAAGGAGCTACTGGATCACAAGGTCTTCAAGGTACTACCGGCGGTGCTGGTCAAGTAGGTACTCAGGGCCCATCAGGTCTTCAAGGCTTTATTGGTAGTAAAGGTGATGATGGCATCCAAGGTGTACAAGGACCTCAAGGCCCACAAGGTGTTCAGGGTGAAGCTGGCGAGAGTGGCGGTGGTACTCAAGGTGTTCAGGGTACTCAAGGTGTACAAGGAACTCAAGGACAAACTGGTCTACAAGGTGGTACTGGTGGCGAAGGTCAACCAGGCGGATCTGGTCCACAGGGTGTTCAAGGTGTTCAAGGTCAGATCGGTATTCAAGGTGATACTGGTGTAGCCGATGGCGGTGCTCAAGGTATCCAAGGTGTTCAGGGTAACCAAGGTTTAGCCGGTGGGCCAGGTAATGCTGGTGAAGATGGTACTCAAGGTACTACTGGTGCTCAGGGTGTTCAAGGTATCCAAGGTCAAACTGGTGGTGGCACAACCATTCAGGGTGTACAGGGTAACCAAGGTACTACAGGATCTGGCATCCAAGGTATTGCTGGCGGACAAGGTGTACAGGGTGTTCAAGGTGAGCAAGGACAGGCTGGTGCTGCTAACGCTGGTACACAGGGTATCCAAGGTGTTCAAGGTATCCAAGGTGAGGATGCAACAACCACAGGATCACAGGGCATACAAGGTATTCAAGGTGACTTAGGATTAATTGGTAATCCTGGCACACAGGGTGCTCGAGGTATTCAGGGTTCTACTGGTACCGCAACCTTTACGGCTCAAGGTACACGAGGATCTCAGGGTGTACAAGGTGGTCGTGGCGCTCAAGGTATGCAAGGTACATCCGGTGAGCAATCAGGCTTACAAGGTATTCAGGGTGTTCAAGGACAAACTGGTGGAGCCGGTGGTACTCAAGGTCCGGTAGGCCCACAAGGTCTTCAAGGTTCTGGATCTCAGGGTGTTCAAGGATTACAGGGACATCAGGGTATTCAAGGTGGTGAAGGTGGATTCGAATCTGGTACCCAAGGTATGCAAGGACCTCAGGGTGTACAGGGTTCTGGTAACGAAGGTATCCAAGGTGTTCAGGGTCCTCGCGGTAACCAAGGTGTTCAAGGTAGTGCAAGTAATAACGAAGGTGTTCAAGGTCCGCAGGGTCCACAAGGTCCTACAGGTGTAGAATCAGGTGGTCCACAGGGTATTCAAGGTGTTCAGGGTGTTCCTGGCTCAGGACTTCAGGGTACTCGTGGTATCCAAGGTATTCAGGGTAATAATGGTACTATAGCAAATGGAACACAGGGTACTCGCGGTTACCAAGGTGTTCAAGGTAATGAAGGTGAGATTGGACCAGAAGGACCAATCGGACCACAGGGTGTAGCTGGCGGCGGTGGCGGCGGTGGTAACCAGGGTGTTCAAGGACCAATTGGACCTCAAGGTACTGCCGGTCAAGCTGGTGGACCGGGTGCGCAGGGTACTCTTGGTGCTCAAGGTCCTGCAGGTGACAATGCTACTGCTGTGGAAGTTAGCTCAATTCATACTCAATCAGCGGCTTTACAGTCAACTAACTTGTTTATCCCAATGGTTTCTGGTAGTGCTGGAGCTCAGCCTTTCTATGCTACTAAGTCTCCAAACCCAGGAAGCCAAGAAAACTTCTTCTATACTAACGATGTAGATACTTTAACACTTGAAAACATTACAGTTGAAGGCGGTATCACACTAGGTGGTGTAACAGAAACCTCTTGGCCATCAGGCAGCGGTGGTGGGTTTGACGGAACAGCTACTAATACAGTAACTACTGGTAAGATTGTCATGAACGACAATGCTGAAATTAGTTTCGGTACAAGTAGTGGTGAAGCTGACATGTACAGTGATGGTACTGACTTGATGTTAGACTTGACACACCAGAAGCTGTTCAAGATACGAAATGAGTACACATCTACAACGACCGGATTTACGTTCGACGCGTTTAACGGTGACTTAACAGCAGCAGGTGATATTAATTCAACTTCAGACAAGCGTCTTAAAGAAAATGTTGAAACCATCGATAATGCACTCGATAAAGTACTTGCTATGAGAGGGGTAGGCTTTAATAGAATTGGTAAAGATACTCGATCAATCGGTGTTATTGCTCAAGAGATTGAAAAGATACTTCCAGAAGTAGTACATGTAGATGATTCGGATGAGAAGTTCAAGAGCGTATCTTACGCTAACATCGTCGCGGTATTGATCGAAGCTATTAAAGAACAACAAGAACAAATTGAAGATCTAAAAAGTAAAATCTAGTTAGCCTGCTATTATTATGACAAAGCCGACCGGAAAAAGGTCGGCTATCTTCGTTCAATCTACCTATTGAATAAATAAATAAGAAAAAGCATAAAAGGTTTCATTATAATGGCATCCAGAGCTAACATTTACATAGACAAAGGAATGGACTTCAGAACAGCCATCGAGTTGTTCAATGAAGCTGGTGATGAATACCAAGACGCCACCATTGACGTTTATAACTTCTATAGCAGTATCCGAAAGGTATACTCGTCGACTGCTGTCGCGGACTTCGCGATAGAAAAAGCCAATAACGACATCACTCTAGTTTTGACCGACGCCCAAACTGACGCCTTGAAACCAGGCAAATATCAATATGATGTAATAATGCAAAAGCAAACAGGAGAATTGTCCAAGATAGTTGAAGGCTTAGCGATTGTAGTCGATACTATTACGGAGGTTTCGTGAGCATAAAGGTCAAGGTCGGTGGCGGCCGCAGTATAAAGGCCATACCGAAGGAAGATACAAGAACTCCTATAGTTGCACCCGGCGAACGTAAACCACAAATCGTTCCAGACAGTGTTGTTCTCGGTATTGATACTATCGGTGAATACGTCATTGCGGTTTCCAATACCGATGGGATTATTCTTACTCAAACAGAATTTAGACAGGGTGCTAATGTAGTCATTGGTCACGCTGATACTTCGAACGCTGTCAGTACATCAAATCCAGATCTCAGTTATCCCAAAAACATTGCGCTAGACCAGTTCGGTCATGTTACGCAGTTTGTTAACCAGAGTTTCAATCCTCTTAATTTTTCTGCTAATTCAACTACGATATTTACTAATGACTTTACGATTGGTAATACTTCGTTAACGCTCGGTGAAAGTACAACTACATTAGTAGGTCTTCAAGGTTTAGATGTAATCGGTGATATTGCCGGTGACACATTAGTGTTAAGAGATAAAACCGAAGGTCGTATCCTATTCGCTGGAGCTAATGGCACTATCATTGATAGTTCAGGATTAGTCTTCGATGGTACATCGCTTATCGCATCTGGCGGGGTCTTCCTTGATGGATTACAAGTTGATGGACAAACAGACACAGACAGTTTAAATGTTCGAGATCTTACAGATGGTCGTATTGTATATGCAGGTGCAAACGGCGAACTCATTGACAGTAATAATTTAACATTCGATGGTACATCATTAACAGCAGCCGGTGGAGTATTCTTATCAGGCCTGGAAGTAAATGGCCAAACAAATGTTGATAGTTTAAATGTTAATGATCTCACACAAGGTCGTATTGTATATGCCGGTGCTAACGGTGAGTTAATCGACTCAGCTAATCTAACATTTAACGATACAAGTATAATTGCAACTGGTGGTGTATTCTTAGATGATCTTGATGTAAGTTCAGGTCAAGCCACATTCGGTAGTGTTAACATTGTCGATCTTGACGAAGGTCGTATCATATACGCCGGAACAAATGGCGAGCTCGTTAATTCTGCTAATCTCTCCTTTGATGGTACAAGTATTACTGCCACCGGCGGTGTATTCTTAGACATACTCGAAGTTCCCGGCACTGCTGAGTTCGGTAGTGTACAAGTTAATGATCTCACTGAAACTCGAGTTGTATTCGTCGGTCCTGATGGAGAACTCGTTGATAGTAATAACCTTACGTTTGATGGTACTGATCTTACTGCTACCGGCGGTGTATTCCTTGATGGGTTAGAAGTACAAGGTCAGTCAACATTCTCAAGTGTTAATGTAGAAGATCTTACTTCAAATCGAGTTGTATTAGCTGGTGCATCTGGTGAGTTAACCGACGATTCTCGATTACGGTTTAGTGCAAATACTCTTACTATTGAGGGTAATGCAGACATATACGGAAACCTTACACTCGGTGGTAATCTTCGTATTGGTGATGCAGATGTAGATACAGTTAACGTTGTAGCTGACTTTACTAGTGATTTGATTCCTGATGTTACGAATACATTTGATCTAGGTACTTTAGGAAAGAACTGGGGCCGAGTATTCACACCTGTAATTAAGAGTGATTCAGGTGTTGTTAGTATTGATACAACCGGCGCAATCAAAATACCAGTTGGTGGTACAATTGATCGTCCTACTCCTATCACAGGGATGCTTCGTTATAACTCTACGGATGACCGATTCGAAGGTTATGATGGTGCAGGCTGGTCTGAACTAGCTGGTAGCGTAAAAGACGTTGATAAAGATACGTTTATACGTGCTGAGACCGCAGCAGGCGACGATAACGATCAGCTTGACTTTTTCACCGGTGGAACACAAAGATTACAAATTAATCAAGGTGGCAATTTCATCTATGGTGCTAATGCTGTAGTATTTGATTTTGCATCAGGTGCTGTTGACATTGCCGGCACAGTAGACATTGGTGATGATACAGTTATCCAAGGTGATCTCTATGTTTATGATAACTTTACTGCTAACAGTGCCGCTGTTCAAGATTTAGCTACTAGCGGTATAGTATATTCTGGCCCCGGTGGCGAACTGAATGCTACTGCTAACCTTTCTTGGGACGGAACAAACCTTACGGTTGTTGGTGTTATCTCGGTTGATGGTGACTTTAGTACATCAGGCGGATTATCAGGTGATAGCTTATCAGTAGGTAACTTGGTTGCTAACACCATTATATTTGTATCTGAAACTGGTGCACTATCTTCGAACTCAAGTCTTGCTTTCGATGGTGAAACACTTTCAATCAATGCTCACTCAACTTTTGGTGGGCCATTATTTGTAACAGATCTCACGAGCGATCGAGTCGTATTAGCTGGTGCAAACGGTGCAATTACTGATAGTGCTGGACTTACATACGACGGATCATCACTTGATGTTACTGGTGATGCAAATGTAAGTGGTGCTCTTGACGTCATTACAGATTTAACTGTCGGTGCATCTGCTACTGCAGCAACCGTAACAGCTGAGAACCTTACTCAAGGTCGAGTCGTTATTGTCGGTACCGATGGGCTACTCGAAGATAGTGATGGACTTACTTTTGATGGTAGTGATTTTGATATTACTGCTAATGTTGCTATCTCAGGATCTCTTACAATTGGAGATGGTGCTAGCTTTGGTGGTGATCAAGTTACTGTACCAAGTATTAATGTCGAAGATCTTACAACAGGTCGAGTAGTATTTGTAGGTGCAAATGGTGAGCTCGAAGATAGTTCAGACTTTACTTGGGACGGAAGCGATTTCTACATCAATGGTAATGGTGAATTTACTGGTGATGTAACAATTGCTGGTAACCTTACTCTTGGTGATCAGATACAAGATACAATTAATGTTGTAGCTGACTTTACTTCAGATTTAGTTCCGAAGGATACGAATACATATAGTATAGGACAAGGTCAAGTACTCGATGCAAACGGTGATATTGTTACCGCTGGTAGTAATTGGAAATCTGTCTATGCTCGAAACGTTGGTACTGATAGTGGTGTATTAACAGTATTAGCAAATGGTGCAATCACTGTTCCTGTTGGTACAACTGACGAAAGACCTAGTCCTCTTGCAACTGGTATGGTTCGCTTTAATACTTCTGATGGAGTGTTTGAAGGTTATAGTGGAAATGCTTGGGCAAGCTTAGGTGGTGTAAAGGACGTAGATCAAGATACGTTTATCGATGCGGAATCTGCTCCGGGTGATGATAACGACGAATTACGTTTCTTCACTGCTGGTAACATGGCGTTTAAGGTTAACGCCTCAGGGGAAATAGAAACTTCTAATTCCGACCTGGTTCTAAACCTTGATGGTAACTTTAATGTTGGTAATACGATTATAACAGGTATCGACGATCCTGTACAGGCATTTGATGCCGTAAACAAAAATTATTTAGAAAATACCTACGCTCGTGAATTCTTTGTTACCAAGTCAGCAAATACTTACGCTTTAGACCTACTCGATACCACTAATGTAGCTAAGCTTGAGTTAGGTGAAGCAATTAGCGGTAACTTCGACTCTGCTAATAATAAGGTTACAATCTCACTTGATCCCGTCTGGGATTCATTTACTGGCTTACTTGAAGCTGGTCCAGAAGGAACTGTTCCAAACTTCGAGTTTGACGAGTTTGGTCGAGTCCGCTCATTAATTAACATTCCACTTTCTGTATCATCCAACGCTGTTGTTGACTTTGCATCATCGATCTTTGATGTAGTTGCAGACGCAGTTCGTAATGGAAACACAGAAAACGGCATACGTGTTATACCAGATTTTACTGATTCAAAATTAGATTTCTTTGTTGAAAGTTTTGATATCGAACTCGAGGGTGCTGTTACTGGTGAAGGGCGAGTAATTAACAACTCGAATGTTGTAATTCAAACGACTTACGACTTTACTGATTTAGACTCACGATTTGCAGAACTTACAGGTGATACATTTACCGGTGACGTGATTGCACCAAGATTCCGAGACGCTGCTAACACCGCTTACTACGCCGATCCTGCTGGTGCATCTCGACTTAAAGATCTTATTATTGGTTTCGGACAAGCCGAATCTTCACTACAAATGTCCACTGGTCCTACGAGCTTCCAATATCTTTATGCTGATACTACAAAGATTGGTTTCTTAGGATCATCATTTAACTTCTCTACTTACTTTGATACGTCTGATGACAGTTGGCGAGTTGAAGATGGTTCAGTTTATTCGCGAAACTTTATAGATTCTCAGGATAATCAGTTCCTTCTTAACCCAGCTGGTAATACTTCAAGATTTAAGAGACTAGCTCTTGACGAAACGTTAACGGTAAATAGTAACTTAGTAATTAACGGAACCGATATTTCTACTCTCGGTGGGTCGTTATTCTTAAAACCTGATAATAGTATTATTAACGTTGATGATTCTGCTATAACAGGTATTTCTGATCCTTTCTCAGATACAGATGCAGTTAATAAGAGATTTTTAGATAATGCTATTGCAGCTATCGAAACTCAAGGTATCTCTATAGATGCCGAGAACGGTACTGCAGACACGGTTGAATTAGGTCAAACAATTACCTTTGCTGCTGGTGAAGGTATTGAAACAACAGTCAGCAATAATCAAATATTAATTGCTGGTGAATTAGCAAGTGATTCCAATATTGGTGTCGCTTCATTTAGCATAAATAACTTTACAGTTACGAGTGGTGATGTTGCAGTGACCGCTCTTGATGGAGGAACCTTTTAATTCACCTTTATAGGTGTAAACGAAGGACATATATATGTCGACATTAATTAAGTTAAGAAGAAGTGCCGTAGCAGGTCGCATTCCGACTACAGCTCAGCTGGAGTTAGGCGAACTTGCCATTAACACGGCCGATGGAAAAATCTTTATTAAACAGAACGTCAGTGGAACTGAATCCATTGTCGAGTTTAGTGCTGACCCCAATGATCTTCTCGCTTTAATTAAAACTGTCGATGGTTCTGGTTCAGGCTTAGATGCTGACTTATTAGATGGTTTAGACTCCTTACAATTCTTACGCTCAGATGAAGATGATACCTTCGATGGTAGTCTTACAATTACGGGCAACCTTACTGTTTCTGGTAATACCACCACCGTTAGCACAGAAGAGATTCTACTCGCTGACAATAAAATAACTTTGAATTCAAATGAAACCGGATCTCCTAGTCAAGATGCTGGTATTGAAGTTGAGCGTGGTACAGAAACAAATGTTGTTCTACAATGGAATGAAAGCAATGGTTATTGGGAAATTGCTTCAGGTGGAACACTAGGTCGAATCATTACAACTGGTGATGAAGGTGCTGGTAACGGATTTGATTCCGATACATTAGACGGTGAAGAAGGAACTTACTATTTAGATTTTCCTAATTTCACGAATGTACCTGATCCTCAGATTGATGTTAATATTACAGGGAAGGTCACTGGGTCAGGGACGACCACCTTAACAGATCTTGCCGATGGCACAATTGATATTGCTACTGAACTTGCAAATACAACAGTTACAGCAGGTTCATACGGTTCAGCTTCTCTCATACCAACATTCACAGTTGACGAAGATGGTCGATTAACAGCCGCCGCTGATGTTGCGGTTGCAGGTGTCGATGGCGTTGATTGGTACACCTCGAATAATACATTTGAGGTTTCAACAGTTGATGGAAGTTTATTCCACGCAAATATTTCTGCCTTTGATGCTAATGTTGACTTTGGTGATGGAATTGATGTTACTGGCGATATCGATGTTACTGGTAATATTACTATCACCGGTGATGTTGATGGACGAGACGTTTCAGTTGATGGTGCTAAACTTGATGGTATTGAAGATGGTGCGACTGCGGATCAAACAGCACAAGAAATATTTGATGCAGT